TAAAAGTTTCGTACTGTAAAATTTCCCCCGCAGAACCTGCGAGTTAAAAAACCAGTAAGACTGACTTAACTTGGCGCAGGCTCTAACGAGCTGACCTTAGTAAAACTCCTAAAAGGAGAACATACCCCTACAACAAGGGGAATCTTCGGTACGACCGAAGCGTTTTTAAAATAAAAGAAGAAACTAGCCGCCTGTTTCTTCAGTAATTAACCATGGGTCCTGATCATAAAAAGCAGGAGCTCCAAAGAAAAAATGAAACTGAGTGTCCTCAGCTGCGGCTACAAAAATTTGCCAATAATGAAAGAATGTTGTATTATTAGAAGTCAAAGTACGATGACCAAGACGAATACTAGCATTCATAGAATTATCTTGAGTTTCAGAACTACCTGTAACACCTGGTATAGAATGAATATACGCAAAACGATATTGCGAATACCATGGAAATTCACACTGCATAGAAGCAGAATCACTTGCGTTACAGGATTGATAACCATTAACTACCAACTTATCAGTTAGTTTAGGATAAGAATTAGGGAAACTGGTATTATCTCCCATTAAACCTACATAACTAAATGATAAAGTACCACCAGTCATTGACGATTCATTCCTATGAAAATCTGGATCCCAAAAATCATTACGTCCTTGAAAAAGAACGAAATGATTCTGTACATCGGGAATAGTCATTGCATATCGCATTCCACCACGATAAGCAACATAAGCTTGAGCAAACCAACGAAGGTAAGTCATCCAGACATTCGAAATAGACCCTAACATATCAACACCAGAAGAACCATAAGCTCCTCCGGCACGACCATTAGGGAACAAGGGAATATCATAAGTCATAACTGTAGTACCTCCAGTACCAGTACCTACTTCAGTTAACATAGGAAAATACCCCTGATAACGTTTACATAGAGCACGAATTGAGTGAATTTGTTCACCCTGATATGCTCCATATAACGCATCAGCTGAGATAGTACTGTTAATAGGATTGATAATTTTAGTTATAGTCTGAGTAGATAAATCTTCTTCAGGTGTGGCTTCATTAGCTGGATCCTTAGCACTAGTAGCTGTGAGAGGAAAAGTTCCACCATTGGAACTATAACTCAAACTAGCCATTCTAGAACTAGGTCTAACAACAGAGAAGTCATCGCCTGCACGCATATATAAATTAATATATGCGGTAGTATCATCATTACTAGCAATAGCCAAAGGATTTAAT